AGGCGCGTGAGGTATTCTCACCCGCTCAGTTCTTCGTTCAAGAGGTCCCAGCTTTTACCAAGCTTGGTATCGTTGCAGCGGCGCGGTCCATCTATCAGCCGTCCACGCGGAGCAAGTTCTACCCGGTTATCGGGAGAGCAAAGTACGGGTCCGCACCTTACTGCGCCATCATGGACGAGGCTCATCAGTTACTGGATGGGCAGCAGTATGACAACTTCAGGACCGGACTCAGCAAGAGGAAAAACAGCCTCCTGCTTACGATTTCGACCGCTGGAGTCTCATCCACTGAGAATCCTTGCTACCAACTCCAGCAAGACGCACAGCGGGTTCTTGAAGGCGTAATCGAGAACGACCGCCTATTTGCCGCGATCTATTGCGCGGACCCGGATGTGGATTGGGCCTCTCTTGAAGCTGCGCGGATGGCCTCTCCAAATCTCGGAGTGTCCATCGATGAGGAGCAAATCCTCCTCGATCAGAGGGAGGCGGTACGCAACCCTGCACGGCAGAACGCTTTTAGAGCAATGGTTCTCAACCAGTGGATGACCGCATCCTCGGCATGGATGAATATGTCCGCCTGGCAGAAGTGTTACGACCCGAGCCTCACCGAGGACTCCGTTAAGGGTCTCCCCTGTTGGATCGGCTCCGACCTCGCCAGCAAGCTCGATCTTTCGTCCACCGTCAGGGTCTTCCGCAGGGACCTGGACGGGCGGCCTCACTACTACGCGCTCTGCCGTGCATACCTGCCGGCGGAGCGAGTCAATGCACCCGAGAATCAGCATTACCAGAAGTGGGCAAAGCAAGGGTTCCTGACCGCCACGCCGGGCAGCAGCATCGACTACTCGATGATCGAGGCCGACACCGTCGCGGACATCGGCAAGTTGCAGGTGCGGGAACTACCTTTTGACGCCAGATATGCGGATCAGTGGTCCCAGCGGGTCAGTGAGTTGTCCGGAGCCATACGGATCGAGACACCGCCCAATCCAGGGGTGCTTTCCCCGGCGATGAAGGAACTGGAAGCCGCTGTCTACGATGGGCGCTTTCATCATGACGGCAATCCTCTCCTGACGTGGTGCATAAGTAACGTTCTCACACGCGAGACTCCGGCAGGCAATTTCACGATGCCGGACAAAGAGCGTCCCGAGAACAAAATCGACGCGGCGATGGCGCTCTTCCTCGCCATGAGCCGGGCAATGCTGGCCCCGGCGCAAAAGAAGCGACTCAGCTTCCAGCCTTTTTTCGTGTGACTGATTGAACCTCTTCAAGAACATCTTCCGCCGCAGCGAACGCAGGACAAGCATCAACCCCGCTGGCCTATTCTCGGCTGCATGGGATGTGCTGGCCGACACGCACACCACCTCGTCCGGGGAGCCCATCAACGAGACGATTGCGCTTCGGCATATCACGGTCTACGCCTGCTGCCGGGTCATCAGTGAGTCCATCGGCTCGATGACTCTGCGCCTCTACAAGCGGCTCCTCAAGGGTCGCCAAGAGGCTCTCGACAATCCCATGCACCGGATGCTCTCCGTTGCACCGAATGCAGAAATGTCGGCACCAGTTGTGTGGGAATCGGTGGCTGGCTGCATGGCTTTGACAGGGAACTCGTACCTGGAGATTCTGCGGAACAAGGAGAACCTTCCCGTCGGGCTTTATCCCCTTGACCCTCGGATCACGGAACCTGCTCGTCTGCCCAATGGCGACTTGGCGTACAAGACACGCGTTGGTGTGAAAGACGGCCAGCAGCGAATCATCCTCGCGGCAGACATGCTGCACTTTCCCCTGTTTAGCTTCGACGGCCTCAAAGGCTTATCGCCCATAGGCCAGGCCCGCAACAGCGTTGCGCTGGCCGTCGCAGCCGAGAAGTACGGCGCAAAGTTCTTCGGTAATTCCAGCCGACCTGGCGGGGTGCTGACCCCGGTGGGCGACGTGAGCCCCGAGGACCTCGCCAATATGCGTGGCTTTTGGGAGAAAGCGAACTCCGCAGAGAATCAGGGCCGGATCGGTGTGCTTCCCAGTGATTGGAAGTACACACCCCTGTCTCTGAGTCCGGAGGAGAGCCAGTTTCTTCAGACCCGGCAGTTAGGCAGGACCGATATCGCGGCTCTGTTCCGGGTGCCACCGAACATGGTCGGCGATACTTCGCGGCTCAGTAACAACAATCACGAGCAGATGAGCCTGTCTTTCGTGACCGACACGCTCAGGCCTTACCTGGTCCGGATCGAATGCGAGATTCTGCGTAAGTTACTCCCTCAGGACGGTTCTTACTTCGTCGAGTTTGACGTGAGCGAACGCCTGCGTGGAGACTTCGCCACCACGATGCAGGGCTTCGCCATCGGCAAGCAGTGGGGCCTCTACAACACCAACACCGTCCTGGAAAAGCTCGGCGAGAATCCGATTGGTCCCGAGGGTGATGTCTATTGGGCACCAGTGAATATGACGAACGCGGCCAACCTCATCGCGCCAGCCGCTGATCCGTCTCCTGAGCCCTTACTGGACCCACCGACTGATCCGGCTGCCGAGTCGCAGCGAGGGCTGTTCGACGCTTACCTTCCTGCCCTCGCGAGTTTGTTTCAGGATGCGGTCGGCAGAGCGGCTTCGCGCAGCCGGAAGGACATTGAGTCAGTCGCTCCCATTCTCACGCCGCTGATCGATTCGATCACGTCTGTTGTGGTGGGCGAGGCGCGGAAGCAATTCGGTCTCCCGGATGACTGGACGCCATCGGACAAGGCAGCAAAGGAATACATCAAGTCAGCAGCGGGCAGGGCTGAGGCCTGGACCGCAGAGAACCGGAACCAGTCAGCCAGCGTTGAGCTATCGAAAGCCCTCCGCGCCCTTCACATCGGAATCTTCCGTGAAGCTGGCGCGGCGGTAGCGTTAAGGACCACGTATGAAAATTGAACGCCGCAACATAACTCAGGAGTTCCGAGTCTCGACTGACGATAAGTCGCCCGTCATCTACGGTTACGCCGCCGTCTTCGATACTCCCTCGAACAACATGGGGTGGATTGAAGAGATCGATTCACACGCGTTCGATTCCGTCATGGCCGCTAATCCCGATGTGCGAGCCCTGTGGAACCATAACGCGGATCACGTCCTGGGCCGGACCTCGTCCGGCACCCTCACGCTCTCTGTAGATGCTCGGGGCCTTGCATATAACATCACCGCGCCCGATACAACCCTGGCCAGCGACCTTGTCATCTCGATGCGGCGCAAGGATGTGACGCAGAGCAGCTTCTCGTTTATATGCAAGCGAGATCAGTGGACGGATAACGCCGATGGCACCGTGACACGCCGCATTCTGGAGTTCCAGGACCTGATCGATGTTAGCCCGGTGACTTTTCCCGCGTATGACCAGGCCACTTCAGCGGCGCGAAGTCTGCCCGAATCCATGCCAGTCGAAATGCGATCCCGTTTCGAGAATCGCGACATGGACGACGATGGCGACGACGATTGCGTCTGCGGGTGTCCTCAATGCGCATCCGGCGCATGCGGTATCTGCTCCGTAGACCCCCAGTGTATCGGAGCCTCCCGTTCGATCCCTGACGCAGAACGCGAACGCATGAAGATGCGTCTCGCCCTCCTCAGTTTGTAGACCTCAGAGTTTTGTGGCTGTGGCACCGCCCGGTGCCGCCTTCAATGGCAACACGACCGCCGTAAAGAAAGCCTCTGCCAGCCGCAGATCGCTTGTCCTCGCACCACCAATCCCACCTCGCGCCGCCTTCCGCGCTGCGCAAAGGACTTCGCCTTGAAGATCGTTGATCTGCAGGAAAAGAGAAACAAACTTATGGCGGATGCTTCCGCCATCGTGGCGGGTGAACAGATCACCGCCGAGCAGCGTAGCCAGTTTGACGCCATGATCGCTGACGTAGCTCTTATCGACGCCGACGTCGCGCGTCTCCAGAGCATCGAAGAGCACCGGGCCGCTCTGCGTAACCCTGTGAACCAGCCCCGCCCGAACCCGTCCGACTCGCATGATCCGGAAGAGCGTGCCGAGGTTCGGCACCAGCG